CTAATTGCCTATTTTTATCTGTTCTCCATCTGGAAGGATAAATGATTGCTCAAATGTAACTCCCATTACATCTGCAATTTGTTTTAATTCATCGAGGGTAACTGTATCTCGTTTCATTTTTTTACCGAAGTTCTGTGGTGTCTGACCAATCCTTCTTGCAAGTTCAGAAACACTTATATTCTTTTTACTGCACAATTCCTTAATCATATCGGATGTCTTCATCTCTTCCTCCATCCCGTATCATTTACACATCTTTATAATTATAAACCATTTGGTTTATAATCACAAGATGCTCATATGTTAGTTTACTGAAAATTCACTAAGCAGAAAACCCCCTGCATTGCTGCAAGGTGCTAACTATAGTTATATTCTTTATCTTTCCACCTCCACGCTCGTGCCTGACTTGAATTCCACCGAGAACTTTTCCTCATAAACCGTTACCTTTTCAACCATTCGTCTCACAAGGGATTCATCGTATTCTTCTATCTGATCCATCTGCTGTGCAAGAAACTCCTGCATCTCAGCAATTCGCTGTTTCAAGCCTTCTCGTTCCGCATTCTCTGCCATAGCATTCTGCTTTAGTTCTCGCAAGCGGTCTATCTCATCAGCAAGGTCATTATAATCCTTTTTAGCATTTGCTCGTTTCAACAGTTCCTTTTGCAATTCTTCCAGTTTAACATTGATGCTTTCGATAGAATTTTCATCTTCCAAAGCAAGTACCGATGCAATGTTCTGCTCTAAAGCTACAAGCATATCATCCTTGCCGCCAAGTGCCATATTAATAGCTTTTATTACAGCCTCTTGAAGTTCTGTTTCCCCAACTGTAGGTGCATCACAGCGTTCTGGACCATGTTCCACTCGGGTGACACATCGCCAAACAAAGGAACGCTTACCTCTATTATTCCAAGCAATTCTGCGATATATATCCCCACACTTTGGGCAATAGACAATGCTTGAAAGAGCATACTTGCTGCTATAAACTCTTTTCTTTCGGTCAGCACCGCTGTGGAGATTTGCTCTTCTTAGCATTTCCTCCTGTACCTGCATATAAAGGTCACGGGGAATGATGGCTTCATGGTTATTTTCAATATAATACTGTGGAACGATACCGTTATTTTTAACTCGCTTTTTTGTAAGTACATCCACCGTGTATGTCTTCTGCAAAAGGGCATCTCCAATATATTTCTCATTCTTTAGGATTTTCTTTATAGTTTCTGGTCTCCATTTTTCTTTACCAGCTGCAGTTAGGATACCATCTGATTCCAAACTTTCTCCGATTTGTTTTAGGCTTGCTCCTTGCAGATACTCCAAATAAATACGTTTTACAACCTCTGCCTCAGCAGGTTCAATAATAAGATGACCTTCATCATCTTTGGTATATCCCATAAAACGATTGTGATTGACCTGTACCTCACCATTTTGGTATCGGAACTGCAATCCCAGCTTTACGTTCTTGCTTAAGGATTCCGATTCCTGCTGTGCAAGGCTCGCCATAATTGTAAGTAAAATTTCTCCCTTAGAATCTAAGCTATTGATATTTTCTTTTTCGAAGTATACGGAAATGTTCTTTTCCTTTAATAATCTAATGTATTTCAGGCAGTCCAGAGTATTTCTCGAAAATCTGCTTATGGACTTTGTAATAATCATGTCGATGTTACCTACCATACACTCCTCAATCATTCTATTAAACTCATCACGCTTTTTTGTATTAGTTCCACTTATACCATCATCCGCAAATACACCACTTAGCTGCCATTTTTCATTTTTTTGTATGAAATTGGCGTAATGCTCTATCTGTGCCTCGTAACTTGTAGCTTGCTCATCGCTGTCGGTACTTACTCGGCAGTACGCTGCGACTCTAAGTTTTGGCTTGTCTTCCATTTTTACAGTATTGCCTATACGTTTTCGTGCTGGAATAAATGTAATGCTCTTATTCACCTTCTTCCACCTCACTTTCTATCAATCCATATGCATATTTAGCCTGTTCAAATGGGTCAGTATATTTTAGCTGTACCCTTGGCAAGGTAAAACGCACCATTGCCTTTGGTCTTTCCTGCTTTTCAAGTTCTCGAATTCTTCCAAGAGAACCTGCCCTTGCAATTCTCATTTCTTCAGCTTTATCAAATGTTTCTTTATCAATTATGGCAGGATAGAAGTCATCCCCAAAATAATGCCTGTTTCTAAGCATCATTCCGGCACTACTATGAGATAACTTTAATCCTGCATTTTCAGCTGCTACCTTAAGCGCCAAGCCGGAAATATATTCTTTATAAAAATTTCTTATATTTTCAGCCTGTTCTTCATCAACCACTGCTTTTCCGTCTATAATTTTGTATCCATAAGGTATGTGTGCCATTATTATGCCATCCTTTCCCTAAGTTCTAATCCACATTTTAATAGGAATATAATTTTCTCTCTTGAAACAACTGTAATCTTATCCACGTGGGCAAGAAATATTTCATCTTCATACTCCTTCAGCATTTCACTTCTAGAAACATATTTTATTAGCTTTTCCAAAGCATCAAATTTTGTTCTATCACCACTTACTGAATGCACCAGCTTGTTTTTTTCAGTCTCTAACATTTCTTTTTCCTGAATCAAGGTGTTGTTTTCGCTGTTAAATAGTGCAGGTTCTAAAATGCCACTTGCCATTAGGCTTGTAAGCACCTGCCTTTGTTCCATATTATTTTCAAGCTTAGTTTCATACTCTTGTATCTGTAGTAATCGGTCTTTATCATCTAACCCTTTCATGCTACGAAATAGTGGTCTTAGCACCAATTGATGTGCAAAAATTAGCTTATTCATCATTGTAAGAAAAGCCACCTTTATGCTATCGTCTGTGATATATTTCATGGAGCAGGCATCCTTATCTTCAATGTGATGGGTGCAACACCAAGCTACATATTTGCCACTGGGTTTATTATGAATTCTTCGTTTAAAAACACTACCACACTCTCCACATCTGATTTTGCCTGAAAAACCATAACGGTTTTGATAACGCTGGGTATTCTCACCATTGCCTTTTTCCTTACCACGCTGGCTCATAGCTTCATTAGCTTTGTTAAAAACCTCGTGACTTATGATTGCCTCATGATGAGATGTACATAAATATTGGTCTTGCTCTCCATAATTTGTATGGCGGTTAAAACTACTATCTGTGTATGTTTTCTGAAAAATAACATCTCCTGTATACTTCTCATTTCGGATAATGGCATTAATAGTTCCAGAAGTCCATTTACTTCCTTTTTTACTTTTAACACCAAGTTCATTTAGTTCTTTTGCAATGGTATGGGTACTCTTTCCTGCAAGAGTATTTGTAAATATCTGTTTTACCACTTCTGCCTGCTCTGGCACAATTACCATTTCTCCATTGATGTTTGCATATCCATATGGAGGATAAGAAATTATATAGGTGCCATTCTGAAAACGCTTCTTAATACTCCATTTTTCATTTTCTGAAATGGACACCGATTCACTTTCTGCAAGACTGCTTAAAATAGAAAGCATCAGTTCACTCTCCATAGAGCCAGTATTGAGATTTTCCTTTTCAAAATTAATGTATACATTTAAATCAAGCAGTTTTCTTACTATCTCCAAACAGTCTGTTGTATTCCTGCAAAATCGGCTGATGGACTTTGTAATTACCAAATCAATCATACCTTTTTCACAGTCCGCAATAAGAGAAAGCAATCCACTCCTGACTTCTTTTTTAGTGCCTGTGACCCCTTCGTCAAAATAAAGGCCTGCATACTTCCATTCATCATTGGCTTTGATGTAATTTTCATAATGTACCTTTTGTGCATCAAGGCTTATAAGTTGTTCATCACTTGCTGTAGATACTCTGCAATAGGCAGCAACACGGATTTTCTTCTTGACTGATAACACTTTGGTATCGATGATTTTTGTTATCTTTTTCATCAACTCACCTCACTTTCCGTTAGGTCACATATTACCTCTGAACGCTATATAAATCAACGAATTCAGCGCATTATCTCTACCAAATATGGTGAGAAAGTTTGCCGGTTTTTCTCTGTGATTTTGTTAAATTCATCTAAACTTATTAGCCCCTTTTCAAGAATAGATTTCAGTATCTTCTGAGCAAGAATATAGTTATATTCCCGCTGTAATTCTTCCTGTGTATATACCTTCTTTGCCAATATAGGCAGTTGATGTTCATCTGTGATTTTTGTAACCTGCATAACTTATCCTCCCATCCTTGAGGATTAATTCCTCTAACTTCCTAAGGACAAAAATAATTGATTTGGACGGATTTTTTATAAAAAAGAAAAAAGCCTGCAAGAAACTCCGAAGAGAATCCTGCAGGCTGTCATTTAGTTAATTATTTGATTAAACCTTTGTGATGTAGTCTAGGGGTAATAACTACTTATTAAATATCATAATGCAAGCATCAAAGCCTGCTGCCTTTAATTTCTGAACTTGATTTTCAGCATTTTCTCTAACCCCATAAGAACCTGCCATTACTCTATAAAGAGTTTGTCCATTCGAAGCTTGTGCTGAAGGTTCTATATAAGCAATACCTAATTGTGCAAGAACTGCTTTAGCTATAGCCTTAATTATTTCATTCCTCTTACTATCAAACAAAGCATTATCCCCACTATTATCAATAAAGCCTATTTCAACAAGAACTGCTGGAGCCTTGGTTTCCCTTAATACATGATAATCAGCTTCTTTCACCCCTCTATCTGTAAAACCTAATGCTACAAGAGATGTTTGTACCCTTTGTGCTAATCCTTTTGATTTTGCTCCTCCATTTAAGTAAGTGTAGGTTTCAACACCTCTAGCCTGTTCTGGCTTAAAAGCATTTCTATGAAATGATATAAAGTAATCATAGCTATTCCTATTTTCAAAGCTACTTCTATCATTAAGACTTACTGTAGCATCTGAAGTTCTTGTTTCATCAACTGTAATTCCATGTCTTCTAACTTCTGTAGCTACAGCTCTACCAATGCTTAATACATCATTACTTTCTTTTCTTCCATTATAAGTTGCTCCTGGATCTTCTCCACCATGTCCATAATCAAAACATAATCTACTCATTTTTCTCCTCCTTGTTTAGTTGCGCTAAAATATCTTGAAGCTTCTTAGGTACTGGAAGCCCTATCTTAGCTGAATTTTCTATAATACTTATTCCTTCATTGGATACATAAAAGAAAATAGTTGCAGTACGAATTGCACTACCGTTCTTAAGTAAGTGAACATCTACTATATTTCCTATCCCCACAAATACAAAAATAAGTACCTTCTTGAAAATTCCTCTAAATCCTACCTCACTTGATAGCTTTTTCTCTAGCACTGCTACCATAAGTCCTGTCAAATAATCAATAACAACAAAGACAATCAGTGCATACATAAAGCCATCAACCCCTCCTAAAAAATAGCCTATATAGCCACCAATAGCAGCAAATATCATTTGTATTGTTTCAATAATACTTTTCACTTTCAAAGCCTCCCTTTTTCTATAATTAAAGCCCACTCAAATCAATGAGCAGGCATATCTAAAGGATTTACATAGTCACACGTAAAATCATATTGAATTTTCATTGTATTAACTGGCGTTTTTGTTACTGGTTCTGGAAGAAGTGTATGTGCTGAAGCTGGTACAATATAATATTCCTCTATACTTCCTCTTCCATCATCATTAAAAGCAAATAATGTTTGAGTATCCTTATCCCAACTTATACTATAATACCCATCTGATGTAAGTCCTGTACCTCCATAAATATTTAAATCACTATTTAACTGAATAGCTCTATAATCATTAACCATTACGTATAATTTATTATTTGGAATTCTAGTAATGTGTAATCTATAAGAACTACCAGAATATACTTCAGCTTTTTTAACAAAAGTACCATCCTTATCATACATAGCCACGTAGCTTCTATAATCTTTGCTATTACCATCTTTATTAATACATCCATTATATGTTATATATACATTGCTTTCTGTAACAGCTATATCATAATATTTAACATCATAAACTAGATTATCTGGTACTTTAGCACTTTTTGAATAACTTGCTATTACATTAAAATTCTTATCTAACTTTTTAAATGAACCATCTTTTATAAGTAACCAAAAGTATTCACCATCATAAGCTATAGCTTTTGCTTCTACTTTAAGTGTTACATCATTTTTCTTCTCAGCAGTAAATTTATCATATACATTAATTTTAGTGTTATCTGGCTCCAATGCATAAAGATTATTCTCATCAGTACATAAATTATACTTTGGTATATAAGAACTTTCTTCTCTTATAATTCTCTTTTTATAAGTACAATTTATTCTTGGCTTTTGTGCTGAACTATCATCACTCTGACCTCCTGTCCAATAAATGCTTTTAAATGTTCCATTGGCAGCATGAGTTGGAAAATCAAAGACAAAGTGTTTTACTCCTTTTCCATCCTTATCTTCTCTTGACCATTCCCCTTTGTTTACAGTTCCCATAAGTTCTGAATCGCCGCTATATGTGTACCAAGCATCAGCGTAACCTATAATATCTCCCCATGTAAAATAATCATAAGGATCTTCTTCTATATCTCCTGTAGTTAAAGCTAAAACTCTAAAAGGATAAGTTCTAAATATTTCTCCAAGTAACCTCTCTTGTCTATTTTCAAGCATTGGATAATAATACCCATCTAAAAAGGCTGGATTTGCTAAAACTGCTGTAATTCTATTTTCACTTTTAGCTTCATAAATTTGTTTTCCAGTTAAGTCGTCATAAAGCTTTACTGTAGCTATTCCTTGAACTGGCATTATTAATTTTTGCTTTATTTTTTCTATTCTTCTTCCTGTTAAAAAATCCTTACTATATGAAATGCTTTCTTTAAAAGCCATGTTTTCATCTCCTTTCAATTGTATTTTGAAATTTTTATACTATTTGAGTTATAACAAAATCTACTTTATTCTCTAGTAGCATTTACTTTGTTTCATAATGAAGAGTTAATTGCTTTAACTTTAATTCATCACTACTTGATGATATCTCCATATAAAAAGCAAACCTTAATTTTTTACTTTCTAGTCCTAAGCTATTCCACTGGCTTTGATTAATACCTTGAAGTGTATCTATGCTCATTCCTTTATTTTTAACATCTTCTAAATTATTTTTATCTGCACTTATCCAGCTGCTACCATTCCACGATTTAAAATTTCCCCCACTATCAGTGCTTACAATAAACTTTATAAGTCCATTTCCCTTATTCACAGCTTCAACTACTGCTTTATTTATAGCGATAATATAATCTTCATTAAATAAAATATCTTCCTTCATTTCAATTAATGTAGGTTTAGGTACTAAAGTTTGAACTATTGTAGGTGCTACCATCTTTTCTGCATCACTCCAAATTTTAAGGACTGGTTTAGTATTAACTATTCCAGCCCTTTCTTTGTGAAGAATATCATCACCGTAATTTATAAAATTTTCTTTAGTAATTGGCAGTTCTCCTACTTTAATATATTGCTTCAAACTATCATTCCATCTTTTTATCTCATTGCCATCAACTATTAAATATTTTATCTTAGCTTGAATATAAGAACCTTCTTGCACTAAATAAGCTTTACCTCCATCTTCTGTAGGAATAAAAGCATAAGAAATTCCTGCTTTAAAATCCAAATCAATTCTTCCTTTACTAGGATTTTCAAAGCTATCTGTTCCATCTTTTGTTGTCTTTTCAACTACTAAAACAAAAGCACTATCATTATATAAAATAACTTCCCAAGCAATATTATAACTTCCTTTGTATGACCAAGAATTAAAACCTTCCCATCTAATTCTAAATATTGGTTTCCCTGCTTCCGTTTCTTTTACACAATAAATCTTATCTGCTTTTGCATCTCTTCTGTTAACTTTTAATTCTTCATTAGATCCTGTAAAGCCAAGCCATGAATTACCACTTATCTTTAATGTATTTCTGCAATTTTCCCCATTATAAAAAAAATCAAAACCCATATCTGGAATTGACTTTGTATCATCATCTATACTTGAAGCTAAAAGCGTCATACCTTCATGCCCTTTGGCTTGAATAATTTTTGAACTATACAATTTTATTTTACCTCCACTTTTTCAATTTCTTTAACTTTATTTAAATCTGTTAATTCTAAGCTGTACATAATTCCAGAATCTATTGCTTCATTTTGTGCTAATGCTTCATAATTAGTTTTAATATATAATCCACTATCATCTATAATAGTTGTGCTTTCATCTCTTAAATATTTACTTTGGAATTGAGAGTTAAAATATAAAATAGCTCCATATTTTTTAATGAATATATCATAATTTGTGTTCATGTATTTATCTTTAAAAAGCTTTCTTTCCTTAATCATATGTTCATTAAAAATTACTGGTATTGGTTCTTCAAATCTTATAATTTCATTTCCTGCAAATATCTTATCAAAATACATTCCACTAATATTAACAAGTGGCTGATATTGTTTAACTTCTGCATGAGGTGGCTCTGCACTAAGTCCGCCTTGAAGATTTCTACCATCAATCATACATTGAAGATTAAACTTTGGTATTTGTAAATTTCCATTATCAACGCACAAAAAAATACCTAAATAATGAGCACCACTTTTAACTTGTGGTATTCCTATAGGTATTCCTACAATATTATCTCCTTTTAAAAGCTTTTGTTTTGGTGTAAATGTAATATCTTTTCCATCTAGTTGAATTTGAATTGTAATTGTACATTCATTATCTGCTATGCAATATAAAGATATATTCATTGAAAGATTAGTTGAAGATACTGCTGATATTCCTAAATATACTGGCTGAATTTTACTTGTACCTACTGTAAGCTCTACTGGATTTGCATAATAAAGCATTGAACTAAAAGATTCAGCTACTTTATTTCCAAGCTCATCTACAGTAGTTTTAATTTCTGATGTATCCATTTGATTTAAAATATTGTCTTTAGGCTCACCAAGTTCTACCTTTGCATTTAATCCTCTAAGTACATCTTTCTTTATTTTTATAACTGGAACTTTAATATCTATATCAAAATCCTTATATCTAACAATAACCTTATCTCCTACATTAACCTTTTGAAGATGCTTATAATTTTCATATTCTTTAGTTTTGCTAAGTTCTATAAAATCAACTTCAATGTTAACTTTACTAAGTCCTATAGTTTTTATGCTTTCTTTTGCCATTGCTCTTAAAGTTACTTCATCTTTAGCATCCTTAAATTCAATCTTTTTAACAATAGGAAATGGTGGGTATTTATCACTGTTCCAATTAGGGACATTTATATATTTTTCAGTAAGTTTTATACCATTGTAGCCTACTGGATAAAGCTTTGTAACAACATCTGTGGTATCTGAGTTGAATTTAATACCTAAAATATTTTTGCCCTCTGCTATTAAAACTCCGCAATCTTTTCCTATATTTTTTAAGATTTTTATATCAAAGTTATCTCTTTGTATCTCTCCACATTTCCATCTCACAATTATAGAAAATAAAGCTTCAACAGGATTGGTTTGCACAAAATAAATAGTGCTTGCTAAAATAATATCACTATCAACTTTGTATGTAAGACTTAAATCTCCTGGAAGTGCTTTTTCCATCGCAGTTTTAATGCTACAATTTACAGCCCTGCTGTCTTCAATAAAATAATAACGAAGGTCATAGAAGATATGCTTTGCAAAAACCTTTAATATCTTGGTTTCTTTGCTTTCCTTAAAAACTCTATAAATCCTAAAAAGCTGCCCATCTGCTTTTATTATGTTCCATTCTTCAAGGTACTTTGCTTTTCTACCACTGGCTGGATATTCAAGCTCTAACTCATAATCTCCATTAAGTTCTTCTGTAATAAAGCAGCTTATAACTTCATCTAAAACTCCAAGACCATTGGTTTCAAAGTTGCCTTTTGTGGTTTTCTTATCGTAGATGCATATCAATCTACCACCTCCGTTCATTTAAATTTGGATACAAAAAAGCAACGTTACAAATTTAATATAACCTTGCTAATTTAATCATAATGTGAAAAAGATGTATCATTTATTATGTTTTAAATTTTTTATAAGAATTCCAATCTATTTTTTATTTTATGAGCGGTAATAATAGTATAACTATATGCATTAACTGTTATTTCACAATTCTCTATATCTATATACCAGTTTTTACCTTTCCTGTCTATCATGGAATTGGGATTTAGTATTTTATCTCTACACCATTTTACTACATCATCCACATCTAAAGAAAGATTCTTTTTAATTCGCCCAACTCCCAACTCGGTTGTGTGCAGCTTATCTAAGTTTTGTATCAATTCATATTTATTATCATTCATTTTTGTCACCATGTATTTTCCTTCACAAAATTACTATTTATATTACTTAACTTTGAAGTAGAATATATAATTAATTTTTTTATTCTTGTTGCAATTTTTTCCACTTTCGTATTTTTGTTCTGAAAGACTTAAATGGTGCAACAGTATTGATATGAATCCATTTCCATATTGCCCAATTAGATGGAGTTGATGATGACCATTTTCTCCCACCTTGCTGAAATAATTCAACATCTGTATAGCTATTAATCAATTCAATAATTTGCTGTTCTGCCTTTATAAACATAGTACATAACTCTTTGAGAGTATATTCTTTATATTGTTTATAAAAATTTTCATATAAACCACCGAGATTATTCCATTTATAGTCTGGAGTTGGCGTTATAACAATATGTCCTTGCTGTTCTTGCTTCTCCCAATCAAGTATAAGATTCATCCACCCTAACTGATAAGCAATCATTTGAGCAGGCGTTCTGTCAACTCCATCAATTAACCTATCTTTATCTTTTTCATCAATATCATTAAATTCTTCGATGAATAATTTTGCACGATTTGAAATTTCTAAAATCAACTCTTGTCTATTTATATATTCTGCCACTTTTACATCCCACTTTCAAAATTACTATTTATAATATTTAACCTTAAAATTAGAATTTGAAATTTATCAAACACATTAAAACTTATTAACCTTTAAGTCCTTTTGATTGACGTTCCATATCTTCCACTACAATATCATATATTTCTCCTAAAGAAGCACAGTATTTCAATACTTCCCAAGGTTCATTAGTATGATAATGAATTTTAATAAGTTCTTCATCACCTACAGCAAGTAAGCAATCTCCTTTAAAATTATCAGTAAAATAGTCATTAATTACATCTTCATCAAGGTTCTTACCTTCAATCAGTAACTGCGTATCATATCTATATTCCAACATAATATTTTCATCCTCTCAAATTTTTATATACTTTATTATAAACTCACCTACAAATTGGAATTTATCTCTTCTTACCATTTTTATTGTTAACAAAAAAAACGCATAAAAAAGTAGCACCTATCGCAATCCAAAGGGCAATATTCACTTAAAATCCTCCTCTCAAATTACTATTTATCAATATCTTATACAAATAATTTCTTATTCACCTTAAAATACCACTATAAATCCAATTATAATATAAAACCATTTCTATATCCATACCTCATTAACCCAAACTTCCATCTTACCAACATTTTCACTAAACCCCATAATATTTTCTCCAACCTTAAACACTGGAAACTCCCCAATCATATCACCATTTTTTAAAACATCATCTTTATAGCAATCCTTTAATACTGAATCTACAGTTACATATCCATCCACATTTTTTATAATAACTTCATCATTATTAATCTTTAATTTTATATCTCCGTTTCCATAAACCTTAATTACGGGTTCACTTTGAAAAGTCCCTTCATTATATATTGTTGAATTATTTTTAGTTACTGTAATAATATTTTTTTCTACTGAATATTTAAAAGGCTTGCAGTTAAAGATTAGTGGAAAACTTGATGTGTATTTTAATGCTTGTTTAAAATCAATAGCATTTACTACCTGAGCTATATATTTTTTATTTGGCTCAAAGCTAAATATTAAATCACTTTCTCCAGTTACAACTAACCATTCTTTTATTTTATCTATCTTTTCTATAATATCTTTTTTATCTATAATTGAACACTCAAGAGTGATTGTAATATCATCATAAGTTCCTTCATCAAATTTTAAACTGGAGTTTCTTCCTGGAATTATAACATTAGCTACTCTTCTTTTAGGTAGTGGTATATTAGGTCTTTTGGCTATTAATATTCCAAAATCTGTGTAGCTATTTTTATTACCAAATGTGAAACTTAACATTATACACCACCCTTTCCTAAAGAAACTCTTTGCCTGTAAAATTCAAGTTCATAAGCAATTTGCTCAATATCTTTATCTGTGTTATTTATAAAATTTTCTATATGAAGTGTTATTCCATTATTGTTTTGTGGTTCTTTATTATATTCTAAATCCTTAGGCTTAAAACTTGCCATTTCAGCTACTTCTGGATTTATTTTCATATCAACTGATAAACTTTTTATTGCATCTACAACTAAGCTTTTACTTTTATTTATTCCTTCAGCAAGTCCACTCATAAAATCTGGCATCCAGCTTTCATAGTCTGTAAGCGGCCCTTCATCTGGAACTGAAAAGTGAAGAAGGCTTCTTATTTTATTACCAACACCGCTTACTGCATCACCAACAGATCCAATCATACTTCTGATACCATTGACCAAGCCTTGTATCATATCTCTACCCCAACTATACATCTTAGATGGTATATTTTTAATAAAATCTATTGCATTATTTATACCATTTACTATAGCTGATTTTACATTTCCAATTGTACTGCTTACTCCTTCTCTCATTCTTGAAAACATATTTGCTCCATGAGTATATAATTTAGAGGGAAGTTCTGAAAACCAACTTAAAATACCATTCCAAATATTTATTATTCCTTGTTTTATATTGTTACAAAGATTTATTACTGTTTGTTTTAAACTATTCCACGCATTTACAGCTACATTTTTTATAGCTTCCCATATATTTGTTAAAGCTGTTTTTATGTTATTCCATATGTTTTCTATATCTGATTTTAATTTTGTAAAGTTTCCTGTAACAACATCTATAACTATAAGAACTGCACCTAAAACAATATTTTTTATTGCATCCCATACATTTTTAAAGATATCCCTAATAAAATTTAGTGCTGGCTGTAGAAATGATTTTATGCTATTTAGTCCATTAGTTATGGTTGATTTTAAATTATTCCAAGCATTAACTGTTGCTGTTTTTACATTCTCCCATACATTAGTTATAGATGTTTTTATATTATTAAAAGTTGTAGTTATACCTTGCCAAAGCTGTGTAGCTTTAGCTTTTATAGTGTCCCAATTTTTATATAAAAGTACACCAACTGCTACAAGTCCTGTTATTGCAATTACTGCTATTCCAACTGGTCCAGTTAAAATTTTCATTGCCCCTCCTGCAGCTCCAATTGCTGTACTTGCTTTTCCAAATATACTTGCTAAACTTCCACCAACAGTTATTATTTTACCTACAATAGATAATACTGGTCCAAGTGCTGCAACCATTAAACCTATTTTCACAATTAACTCTTGTTGTCCTTTTGAAAGACCTAGAAATGTATCCATTATAGGCTTTATTGCAGCCATAAGAGTTTCTAGTACTGGTATTAAAACTTGACCAAACTGTATTCCAAGCTGCTCTGCTTGTTGTTTCATAGTTCTTATTTTATTTGTAGGTGAATCCATAGTTCTGCCTAAGTCACCTTGAGCCTTACTTGTGCTTTGCATTATAAGTCCAAATCTAGCAGTTATCTTTTCTTGCTCTGTCATTTCATGACCTTGTTTTGCGAGTCCCTGTTGCAGTGCATAAGTCTTTACTGCAGTATCAGAAATGTTTATACCAAGTGATTTTAATGGTTCTGTTTCCCCACTTATTCCAGCACGTAATTTTTCAAATGCCTCCTCTGGCTTTAAATTATAAAAACTAGCCATATCATAAGCTAGTTTTGTGAGTGATGTACTCATATCATAGGAGGCTTGCTCTGTAAGTCCCATAGAATTTAACATAACATTAAAGGTTGCCACATTATTACGTACCTCATAGGCATTAAGTCCTAAGCTTTTAGATAAATCTTCACTCCATTTCCTAGCACTCCCTGCCATATTGCCCATGGAAACCTCAAATAAGTTTTCTGATTCCACTGCATCCATAGCCATTTTTGTAGCTGCTGTTCCTGCCGCAACTAAAGGAGCTGTTACTCCTAAACTTAGCTTATTTCCAACACTTGAAAATCCTTCACCTACAGTTTGCATTTTTCCACCAATACTATTGAATTTATTTCCAACTGTTGTCCATTTGCTGCTTTGAGTTTCTATTTGCTTATTTGTTTTTGAAAGTTCATTCTCCATTTGTGAGAGAGTTTGTTTTGCTCTATTTAATTTTATTTCAAGTTCCTCTGTAGCTCTGCTGTCTTTTCCTTTTGTTTCAGCACTTTTATTATAAGCACCTTCTAATGCAGCTACCTTTTGTTTTTGAAGTTCCAGCTGTTTTGAAAGGCTTTCTGACTTTAATTTTAGGCCATCAAAACCTTTAGCATTTTCTCCAAGTGCCGCATTACTTGCTTTAAATTCACTATCAAGTACTCTAAGCTCTCTATTTATACTGCTTACACCATTTTGAAATCCACTAGAATCAAGTCCTATTTTTACAGCTAAACTTCCAAGCTCCTCCGCCACTCTCTCACCTTCTCTACAATATATTTAATACAGCATTTAAGCTCTGTTTATATTCCTTATTGGCCCTATAGATTAAAATATCAAAGTAATAAAATATATCCATTTCATCAACATCATTTAGTGTCCATCCTTGTTTCAAAAGTTCTAAATAAATTTCTTTTATAAAATCAAGCGGAGACAGTCTCTCACCACTATCTCCGCCTACTTGTTTGGGAACTCGTTTAATTTACTTCCTAGATTCCCCACTATTCCATTTATACTGTTGTTTAAAGTTCCTATAAGTTTATCTGCATCTAATCCATCGTAAAAATCATCTCTACTAAATTTATTACCATAAAGCTCTACCACAAAATCCACAAGTCCATCTAAATCTTTAATTTTTAAGTTATTAAAATTTATACTTTCACTTATTTCAATTGCACGCCTAAGCATTCTTGTTTTTACTTTAGGCATGACGTAGGTTTTATCATTTAATACTAATTCCAAAGTGCATTCCTCCTATATTTTACAATCTGATATTTTTATTTTAATTAAACTCCTTCTTTGACTGGTGCTTCATCATAAACTTTAGTAAACCAAGTAGCTCCACCAGTAAATCCACTATCTTCATCAGCAGTGTACTTCCACTTTTTATCTGCTCTTGTAACAAATACACCTTTAAGCTTTGGTGTATGAAACTTAGGCTTATCCTCTTGAGTTCCATGTTCCTCTTCTAATTCACTATACTTTCCTTTAAGAAGCCAAACATATCTGTACTTTCCATTAGCCTTTTTAATCTTGAATCCTGTTGCCACATATGGTGCTATATCATCTGCTTCATAGCACATTACTTTAGTTGTAGCATCTAGCTTATGTCCTAAAAGAACTGATTGAACTTCCAATGGTAAATCTTGAGTTTCTATTTCTACCTGAATTTCTCCCATGCTTGATACTGTTTCTACTGCTCTGTTATCTGCATAAAGTGTATCTGAATTACTCTTAGGGCTTACTTTAACTTTTATAGCTGGTGAAATAATTGCTGGTGTTTCATAAGTTTTAGTCTTTTCATTTGTTAGAACTGCATATACCAAATTTTCAACTCCTATAGGAGCACTATTTGTTATCTCATCCATAGTTTATACCTCCTCACTTTCAATAAAATATCTAATTGCTTTATGATATATTTTTGTATCTTTTTCAAATAAATCAGCCGCAGAAGTTCTTCTAAACCCTGCGGCTTTCATTGAATTTTCTACTCTTTTATAAAGCTTTGTATAATCCTTTTTGCTCCAAATATCTACTTGAATATAATGCCCAGTAACCTTTTCTTCATTATCAGCATACATCTCACCTTTTTCTAAATAGCTAAAGAAGGTTATATAAGTGTGCTCTTTTCCACTATATTTTTGAAAAGAAACTGGAACATGGAGAGGTTTTAAAGCTTTCATTACTAATCCATTTATCACTTCAAGCCCTCCTTTAGCGTTTCAGCTATAGTTCTTTTTATATTATCCTTGTTTTTCTCATAAGCTGGCTGTAAAAAAGGTTTGGCAGACATTTTAGAAGTCCCAAATTCTATAAATTTTCCATAAAATATTTCTGAGTTATCTCCTCTATCAACACCTACAAGAATATATTTTGATCCTTCTTTTCTTTTTACATTAGTTATCTTAAGTCCCTTTTTTAGTTTTCCTGTTTTTATTGGAACATTAGCCTTTGCATCCTGAAGTACAGGTTCAGCTGCATTTTTTAGAGCTTTATTTTCAAGCTTTCCTACATTTGCACCTATACTTTGAAGCTTATTTAATAATTCGTCAACGCCTTGAACCTCTATACTAGCCACTGCTATCAACCTCCATAGCCTTGATTTCTATAAATTTATTTGCATACTTTATGTTATCTATAGACGTTATATTGTACTGTTTTCCTTGAAACATTATTCTCATGCTTTCATCTATATCCTTAGTAAATCTAATAGTAAACTTTACAGTTTTCTCTGCTTGAACAGCTGCAGCTTCAAAATATTCTTTTCCATAAAGATTTGAAATTGCTGCCCATACTGTTTTAAAATCTACCCATGCTTCTTCCTCAAAACCATTGTCATTTACTGCATTTTCATACTTTTGAATAACTATTTTATGCTTTAATTCTTCTGATTTCATACTGGTATCACCCTATTCATGGAAAGAAGAGCATTTCTTGCTTCTTCTAGTTTTGTTTTTTCCTCTGGTCTGTAGTCATCATATAAAAGTTTCATTTGAAGAATAATCGCCCATTTTATTGCTTCAGGTACTTTATCTCCACTATCTCCATAACCTACAACTGCTCTAACTCTTACAGCATTTACTGATTGAAGTTCAATTTTAGGCCAATGCTCTCCTCCATTTAAAACAACTCTATTTACAAAGCCATCTAAATCAACAATATAGCTACTTTCATCAAATAAATACTCCTGTCTATCAGCGTCATAATATTTTATATTTTCTACCTTTTGTACTGGAGAAATGCTATTAAAAACTATAGAATTACTATTAGGGAAAGTATCCAAAACAACCTCTAAGGTCTGAGTTATATATTTTCTATTTTGAAAATCTTCACACCATTCCCTTGCCTGCTTTACAAGACTTGATATAAGTAAATCATCATCATTTCCATCTATTCTTAAATGGTGTTTTGCTTCTTCTAAAGTTATAGGTTCAACTTCTGGTGGAGTTATTATTTTAATTGCCATGCTTTATCACCCCAAAGTTAAAGGAGCCAAAAGACTCCTTATATTAATCAGTAACTACAGATGATGGTATATCTCCAGCATACTTACTATCCAAAATAAACTCTGCACATGCAAAATTAGTAACTTGTGTACTTGCTCCAATTCTTACATTAAGGCAAGTAAATCCTTCGTTTACATCAAGCCTTGCAGGATCTATGTGAAATACCACTTGTTTATTTTTTGCAGTGTTTGCTACAGTGTAGCTTATTCCATCTGCTTTTCTTGTAAGTGAATCTCCTAAAGATACATCTTCATTTACCCATACTGGAACACTATTTGTTAAAGGTTTTGCATCTTTTCCTGAAACATCTTTTGCTTGATACAGAGAAATCACAGTTGCATGTCCTACTGCTTGAGTTAGGTTAACTACAACTGCTCCCCTTATTATATTTTTAAGACTTACATATGCTCCTGTTATTGCAGTATTTGTAGTTTTAGGTTCTACTACCTGAACCACTTTATATCTCTCTACTAAAGTCATAGTTAAAATTCCTCCTTCTTATTTTTGAGTAAAAGAAAAAGACCTGCTTTTGCAAATCTTTTTATTAAAAATAATATTTTTTCCAATGCATTAATTTAATTTTCTAGCTTTTTCATCAATTTTACACTTAATTACTTGCTGTATATTTTGAAAGCACTCTTTGCATAATTTGTAATCTTCATTTGCAATATTTTCACTTTCTTTCAATCTAATTTTTCCAGATAATATAGAATCTATGTACAATTCTACTTCAAATTTATTTGTCTTTAATATCCTTTCAATCACACTCCACTCATCAGGTGATGCTATCTCTTTTATCTTTTTAATTGAACTATCAATCATTTTAGCTTGATCGCTCAATTCATTATCATAATTTTTCCCTTTTGAAGGATTCTTTATATAATTTTTTTGAATAATCAAAATCGTTGTCATGTTTTCTAATATTTTCTTAGTTTCAATAAAGATTAAGTTGTTGTTAGCATAATCAGTTAAGCATTTACTTTTTATATAATATTTATTTGCTTTGAATGCATTATACATCGTATACAAAGTAAGAAGTATATTAATTACAAGAATAACATATTCTAACCACTTCATCTTAAATTTCTCTAGTTTCCTTGTAATACTTAAGTATTCCACACAATTCTTCATACTCTGACGCTAATTCCCACGCTTGTTCTTCATCCCAAGCAAACTCACCCATAACACCAATAAAATCATCATCTTTCTTTCCCCAGTAGCTTTCATCTTGTAAGAAATTTGCTAAAGTAGTTGAATCAAATATTTTTTCATCATCTACCGTTTGACATATAAAATCAAACCATCTTTCTTTATCTAATGGATGTGAACTACCTGTAGATTTATTTGCACTTAAGCAGAAATTTTTTAATTTTTCTAATGCATTTACAGTTATAATATTTTCAGGATGAAATATATCCTCACTTAACTCTGAAATATTTAATCCTGTTCCACTCTTTTTATAAGGCAATATAATATCATTATAGAATTTATTCAAAACATTATTATACTCTTCTACACTTAATTCATTTTTATTTATAGGCACAATATTACCGACTTTAAGCTCACCCTTTTGCAAACTATCTCCCAAATGAATTGAGACTTGTGCATTATCAACTTTATTACCTTTATAAACAAAAAACAAATAATCTTTATAGCTATTTGTTTTTTTTACCAACTCCCATTCACTTGTAGTATAATGACCAATATCATTCACAAATTGTTCCAATTGTTCAAGTGTTCCTTGAATAAATAACTCACTAAATATTTTCATTTTCAATCCCCCATCATAATCTCATTTACAAGGAGAATTATACCACAAACATTACCAATTTTACAGTTGTCTGTGGTATATTTTATCAATTTCTACCTATCCCCCAAAGTCACAAATGGGCTTAATGAATTTGCCCCTTTATAAGGTGTTATTGGTTTATTCTTATAAGGCATTCCATTAAATTTATAGATGAATCTAAATACCTGTTCATCATAGAGGAACCTTACGTGGATAGAAACATCTGAAGTTGGTGCTTTCTTATCAATTCCAATATATTGTGTTGGATCAGCTAAAATAATATCTCCTTTTTTACCAAGAGGTGAACACTGCTCTATTGGAATTATTGGTCTATTAAGTAGTGTTGAATATTGAGAGGTTGCAGCTCCACCAGAAGGCATAAACACTGGTGCTCCACCAGTACCAATATTAAGAGCCATAGTGTAAAGCTGTGGTTCTATCTCTTGATTTATATACCACACTGCATTTGCTCTAAGTCTTGCTGGCATTGAACTCCACATCTTTAGAATGTTTTCATACTTAATAGTTCCTGCTGTTTGGTCTTTTTCTTTCGGCACAGTAACCAATGCATTAGAATTAAGTATTCCCATAGGCATTCCAACACCACTACCATTAATTATGGCATCATCAATCTTAAAGCTCATTTCATCTGCATAAGCTTGCCTTACTATAGCTTCAAGTGCAGTAGTATCTTGAAGTAAATCATCTGTAACATAGCAAAGTGCTAAAAGCTTTTGAAGTGACATTTCTATTTCCTTAAACTTTGGTTTGCTTTGAGCTGCTGTTTCAGCTTCAGCTACCCAGTATGCTTGAACTCCACCCCATCTACTTCCGTTGGCTCTGCTATTTTCATCAATTCCAAGTGCTCTAAGTCTATTTGTATTAGCTCCTATTGGAATCATTCTTATTCTATTAGCTACTTGGCTTTGAGTCATCATGGATTCAAATAAGTTATTAATAAAATCATTTTCTAGAAGGAAACCACCTTCTGAAGCTACACTTTCATTTAAGCCTGTAGCTGAGTTTTGATAAGTTAATCTATTATCCATTCTTCCACCTGGACTTGATGCCTTAGCAACAGCGCCTAAAAATTCACCCATACCCTTCCACTTCTTTTCATTGTGGTCTTTAGGCTGAGCATATATTGGTTCATTTACTGGTGTTTGTGCTTGCTTTTGTCTTTCAGCATCCATTGCATCAATTTCCTTTTGTGCTTCAATTTTAGCTTTATGAGCCTTTATCTCAGCAAGCTTTGCATTTATTTCTTCTGCTGTTGCATCTTCTTTATTTATAAGATTTTTAGATTCTATTTCTAAATTTGATAACTGTGCTAATAGCTCTTTCATTTTCTCTGACATATATGTTACCTACCTTTCACTTTTAAAATAATAAATGCCTAAAGTTCACACTCTAAGGCAAGTTTGGATTTTAATAATTTAATCTTTTCTTCATCTTTATAGGTTTCTTTAAACCTTTGATTATACTGCTTAATAAAATCTCTAGTTCTGTTATTAACGCTATTTTGAATTGCAAATCTACTGAACATAAAGGAGTTTTCTATTGGCTCTTCTTCTTTATTTTCTACATAAAGCATTCCATCAACAAAACCTTCAGTTACAGCTTTCTTAGCACTCATCCATGTTTCTTCATCCATCATCTGAGATATTTTTGCTCTAGATTTTTTAGTCTTAAGCTGATAAGCATTTATTATGGTATCTTTAACCTCATCAAGTACATCCGCTCCATGCCTTAAGTCTTTAGCTTCACCTTGAAAGTTTCCCCATGGGTTATGGATCATTAAAATTGAAGTTGGAGACATTAAAATTTCATCTCCCGCCATGGCTATAACTGAAGCTGCTGAAATTGCAACACCATCTATTTTCACTTTAACTTTTCCCTTGTGTTCCTTTAATGCTGTATAAATTCTTGAAGCAGCATAAACATCTCCACCATAGGAATTAATCCATACATTTATATCTTTCCCTTTATACTGAGCAAGTTCAGCCATAAATCCATTTGGTGTTACATTCTCTATACCAAAGAGCATAGACCAAAAATCATCATCCATAGCAATATCACCATCAATTTTAAGCTCTATCTCCTCCTCATTTTCTTTACTGTTTTTAAAGTTCCAAAATGGCATCTTATCACTTCCCTTCACTTATTAAATTAAATACTTCTTCTCTTAAAGCCTTAAGCTGTTCTTGCTGTTTTCCTGCTTCTCCCATATTGAGAGGTTCCAAGTAAATATCTCCATTAGGTATTGGATTCATATTTTCGAGTCTTCTAATATCGTTAACAGAGAGCCATCCCCACTGCCTTCCTTGTGCATAGGCTTCATATCTGGATTTAATATCTCCTCGAAGCAGACCACTAATATTAAACTCAAAGTATCTATTTTTTCTTCTGGATTCCTTTGATAATAGCTGCAAGTTTAAGTTCTCCTCCCACCTTTTAAACCAAGGAAGCATTGTATAAACTATAAATTCAAGGCTCTGATGTTCAATATTGTTATTAGTGGATCTTGTTAAGTCCTGCACCAGATGAAGAGGTATCCTGAATATCCTACACACATCTTCTATTCTGAATCTTTTAGATTCTAAGAACTGTGCATCTGTCAGCTTCATTGTTATTTCCTTAAATTGTCCTCCACCTTCAAGTATCATTGGAACTCCTGCATTAGAAAGTCCTGTGTAGTTTTTCTTAATATCCTTTTTAAGTCTTTGAAAAGCTTCATCTCCAAGCTCATTAGGATATTGAAATATTCCACTGGTTGAGGCTCTATTATGATAGAAGTTCCTTTCAAATTTATCTTGGGATAATCCAATATCAATAGTTAAAGCCGCATAACTAAGAGGTGTTATTCCTATATAACCATCTAAAGTTAGTCCCGGAATATGAAGTATTTCATCTCTTGTTTTAGGTTCTTGTTTTCCATCTATAAAATAAAGGAGCCTTCCTGTATCTTTATCTATATCAATTCTTACTCTATCCCACGATATAGGTCTAAGCTCTAAAAGCTCTCCATGCATATTAAAAACCTTTTGTGCTATAAAGTTTCCACCAAGGTTTATATTTGTCATACCAAACTCTTTGAATTGAACTGGTGTCATTTCAGCATTGGGTGCATAATGAAGCAAACCATATTCAGCAGTATCTGTAACTTGATGTCTATTTCCCTTATCATCTTTTTCATAAAGAAGTAAAGGACAGCTTGCTAAAGTTTCAGATAAAACTCTGTTACAAGCAAATACTGCTGAAAAGCTCATGGCTGTATTTGTATCAATTCTTAAATTGTTATCTGTAGAAACATCTTCTCCACTTAAAAAGTCCTCAGAATATTTCTGAAGAACTTCAAACAATGCATTTTGTGGAGTCATAAATAATTTCACTCTATCTCTAAATTTCAAAGCAACACCTCCTAATCCAGTAGACTTCTCATACCACGTTTTTCGTAGATATTTTCTTTCATTTCTTTTCTTACTGCTCTATCTAAAGCCATAATAAGTGCTACCACACCATCTATCTTTTCAGTGGATTTTTCTTTATCTGGTTTTATATTTCCAGCAGGGTCAGTTCTAACATATACGTTATCCATCATCCAAGATAAAGCTGGATGCCCTCCATGTGCTATTTTCTTTTCTAAGGTTACCTTCATAAGTTCTTTAGTTGGTGGACTCATGTCTTTATAACCTTGCCCAAAAGGAACTACTGTAAAGCCTAATCCCTCAAGGTTTTGAACCATCTGCACGGCTCCCCAGCGGTCAAAGGCTATTTGTTTTATGTTATATTTCTTTCCTAAATCCTCTATAAAGCTTTCAATAAATCCATAGTGAATAACATTTCCTTCTGTAGTTTTAAGAAAGCCTTGTTTTTTCCAAATATCATAAGGCACGTGGTCACGTCTCACTCTAAGCTTTAAGTTTTCTTCTGGTATCCAAAAGTAAGGAAGTACATAATATTTATCATCCGTTGGTGTAGGTGGAAATATTAATACAAAGGCTGTAATATCATTGGTGCTTGAAAGGTCAAGTCCACCATAACATTCCCTACCTTTTAATTTATCTATGTCAACAGCAAAAGAGCATTTCTCCCATATATCCATAGGCATCCAACGTACTGATTGCTTTACCCATTGATTTAATCTAAGCTGACGGAAGATATTTTCTTCTGCTGGATTTTCCTTTGCACTATTAAAAGCATCTCTAACTTTTTCAATTGGTATGGTATGTCCGAGTGAAGGATTAGCTTTATACCAATTCTCCTCTAAGCCCCAATCATCCTCATCTTTTATTCCATATATAACTGGATAAAAAGTAGGATCATGTTTTTTACCTCTTAAAACATCATCTGCCTTTTGATGTACCTCATAACATATAGAATTTCTATCAGTACCAGCTGTAGTAATTAAAAAGAACAGCGGCTGCATTCTAGCATCTCCACTGCCCTTTGTCATAACATCAAATAATTCTCTATTTGGCTGTGCATGAAGTTCATCAAATATAACTCCATGTACATTTAACCCATGTTTTGAAAATGCCTCTGAGGATAAAACTTGATAAAAACTTCCTAAAGGCATATATACTAATCTCTTTTGAGATATTATAGGCTTTATTCTTTTCTTAAGTGCTGGACATTGATCCACCATATCTACAGCTACATCAAAAACAATTGAAGCTTGCTGTCTATCTGCAGCACATCCATAAACCTCAGCTCCCCATTCACTATCTGCACAAGTTAGGTAGAGTGCTACAGCTGCTGCAATTTCAGACTTTCCATTTTTCTTAGGTATCTCAACATAAGCTGTGTTATATTGCCTAAAGCCATTATCTTTTACAGTTCCAAATACATCTCTGATTATTTTATCTTGCCAAGAAAGCAAATCAAAGGGAACTCCATGCCATATTCCTTTGGTGTGCTTAAGGTTATTTATAAAATTTACAGCTCTTTGAGCTTTCACTACATCAAACATCACTTCACCACCCTAAGGATATCCTCCATTGGGTCCTCAGAACTTCCCTCTGCTGTAGACACAGATATTCTTGACCTTGCAGCAGGAGTAAGTCCAAACTCTGAACAAAAATCCTTCATAATTTTAAGATAAGTCTGAGCAATGGATACTTGAGGTACCTGCTGAATATATCCTGATGGTGTTTTAAAAATAGTACCATGCTTTGATAGAAATTCTTCTGCTTCTTTCCATCTTGCATAAGCTTGGCAGTACCCAGCAAAAGCTGTGGCGTCTACTTGAGTTAAGACACCTATAGCTTCTAGAGTTTTACTCATCCTTCTCCATTCCTTTTTCGCCTCAGGTTCTAGCCATTTGGGGCATCTAGGAGCCTTTTTCTCAGGCTTAGGTTCATTTTGATTAAGTGGTCTTTTTCCTGGATTTCCTTCAAGAATTTTAATTGCTGTAGGCTTTGGTTTTCTTCCTCTTTGTGCCATAGGTATCACCTCCTCCTTTTGTTATCTAAAAAGAGCCTACAATCGTAGGCCCTTAAATTCATTTTCTTTTTCCTTTTATACCCTTGTAATTATAATTACCTTTTCTAATCTCCTCATGATCAGCTTCTACAGCTTTTTTATAATCACTACATTTCCTTTCCTTTTCCTTGCAGCTTAAGCAAATACAATCCTCATTATACATTGACATTATTCTGCCATCCTTCAAGCTTCCTCCACAGCGGTCACAGATTTTCTGAGTAAAAAATTTATCCATTTATTTCAGCACTTCCTTCCTGTGGTAATTTTCTAAAAGCACAACTACCTTCAAGATTTGAAAGAAGTGTCTTCCTTATATCTTTATAACGACTTCCATTCATACCAAGGCGAGTAAGCCAAGTTCTGAATGCATATTTAGGATTATCCTCTTGAGCCTGTTTAAAAGAGGTGTGTTTTAGTTTTTGGGCATTTGTATTTATTAAAGATGCAAGTTCCATAAAAGCAGATATTTTTTCATGGCTTAGGTTTTCACCTAATACCTTAAAGACAAAGGTTTCTTTTTCAAAATTAAAGGTTATACCTTTACAACCTTCCACCCCAACTTCGGTAACAGCTTCTTTGAATTCTTCTAAAGTTTCTGTTTTCTTTAAATCCAAATTCTTTATAAAGGCTTCCTGAATAAAAGGTTCTTTTAATTCGAAGGCTTTAACAATTAGCTGCTGTTTACTGTAAAGCATATTTAAAATATTCATTAGTGTTCTTCCCGTATGTTCTCCTAATGGAATTTCTAAATCAAATTTATCAATAGCTGTATCTTCTATTTTTTCTTCAAACTGCTCTCCCTTTAAGATTTCATTAAGTGTACAAACTCTCCCTTGTGAAGTTATAATACCTCCCTGCCTATCTATGGTATAGGTTTCTTCTTCAGTTTTAATTTCATAGGCAAAGCTTGGTGTTCCAAGATACTTTGCTGCTGAACCTAAAACCTCACTCAAAGTTTTAACTAATTTTTTTCTATTCATCTTCATTCCTCCCTGTGTTTTGGTAGTTACATATATCACTCTAAACACAGTTAATAGCAAGTACTTTGTCTAAATATTTCAAGAAGAAAACAGGCCCTAGAGCCTGCTTCTGTCTACTTTTCAATCGCTGTATATCGTGGGTAATCATAACCTTCACTATCAGTTAAAATCTTCTCACCTGTTTTTGCATTCTTAACCCTTATGCATCTTAGTTCTCCTTTTTCATTACATCCCCCATCTTCTTTTGTTATCCAAGGTTGGTCTTTGCAAAAGTCTTTTGTGAATTCTTTAAACTCTTCATCACTTAATTCAATTTCCTTTGTAACTTCGTATGCTGTCCCTTTTGTTCCATCTTTCTTAGCTTCTTTTGTAAGCTCCTTAAGTTCCTTTAAATTTAAAATCTTTCTTCCAAATAATGCTTTCATTTTCTCACCTCCAAATGTGTTTTTTTGTTATACTATATATCACTCTAAAACACACATATAGCAAGGGTTTCATTCACTTTCTGGTAAACTTTTTGCTACTGCAAAAGCAACATTTACAGTAACTGCATTCCCTGCTTGTTTGTAAAGCTGAGCATCTGAATTAACAGCTTTTGCTTTTTTAAAGAGTTCATCTGGAAAGCCTTGAAGTCTGAAGCATTCTTTAGGAGTTAGTCTGCGAATGCGATAATTACTATCAAGTGTTCCAACAGCACAAGAAGTATCTAACGTACCAGTAACTCCTTTACCAACTCTTCCTCTTCTAGTTGTGCTATTAGGGAAGTTTAGAGAAATACCATCTCCTATATTTGCTTCAATATAACCTTTTTTAGTAGCATTTTTTATTGCAACTCCGTGCCTATCTTGGCTTGTTAAAGTAAACATAGGCTCATCGGCATTTTTCATTCTTCTGCCATTCTGCCTTTTCTCTTCTCTATCTGGAGTAAGAATAGGATAAGCTTCAAGAACTCCACTGTTCATTGCAGTTCTGTTAACCACTCCTGCTGTATATCGTGAAGTTATACACCTTGATGTTTCAGTTAGCTGTGGTTTAGTATTTGATTGGTCTATAAAATATAATCCTGTTTTAGCACCAACTCCTCCAGCACTACTTTGAATGGCACACGAAACACCCTCAGCATCATATACTCTATACCCTTGACTTCCACCTATAATTTGCTTAAGAGCTGCTGTGTTTTCTCCTGTGATAGGTAGTATTTCTCGTCTACCTCTGGTTCTAAGATTTGCAATAATGAACACACGCTCTCGGTTTTGGGGAACTCCGAAGTCTTTAGAGTTAAGCACCTGCCAGACAACATCATACCCTGCTTGGTCCAATTCAGATAGAACTGTGGCAAAGTCAAATCCATTATTAATTGATAACAGGTTTTTAACGTTCTCAATAAGTAAGTATGTGGGTTTATTTTTTTCTTCTTTACCTTTGATGAGGTCAATAATGCTGAAATATATTCCACTTCTTTCTCCTCTGATTCCTCGCTGTTTTCCTGCCACTGAGATGTCTTGGCAAGGGAATCCGAAACACCAGATATCTGCTCTTGGGATTTCTTCTGGTCTGAGTTTTGTAACATCATCTGCATACCACTCCCCTTCCGTATCAAACATTGCTCTATATGATTTAACTGCGAATTTATCTTTCTCACAAAATCCAATACATTTATGTCCTGCTAATTCTAAACCTAGCCTAAATCCACCTATTCCAGCACAAAAATCAAGGAAGGTCATACTTAATCACAACCTTCCTTTTTGATATCAGCATATTTAATTTTTCCACCATCTCTAAGTAAGAAAATACCATCTTCTCCCGCTGCTTCAATAAATCTTTTAACAATTACATCACAATATTTTTCATCAAGTTCTACTGCATAGCATATCCTACCCGTCTGCTCACAGGCAATTAATGTAGAACCACTTCCTGCAAATGGCTCGTAAATAATGCAATTGGTCATACTGCTATTTTGTATTGGATAAGCCATTAATGGTACTGGCTTCATGGTTGGATGATCTGGACTTTTTTTAGGCCTATCAAAATTCCAAACAGTTGTCTGTTTTCTATCGGAATACCACCTATGCTTTCCTGTTGGTTTCCAACCATAGAGAACTGGCTCATGCTGCCACTGATAATCACTTCTCCCTAATACTAGGCTCTGCTTTACCCAAATACACACATTTGCTAAATGAAAGCCTGCATCCTTAAAAGCTTTTCTAAAGTTAAGTCCTTCAGTATCAGCATGAAAAATATAAGCTCCAGATCCATCATCTAAAACGGCAAAAACATTCTTATATGCCGCAAGTAGAAAATCATAAAACTTGCTATCCTCCATGTTATCATTTTTTATAACTCTTTCATTTTCCTTGCCTGCTGAGTAATTGACATTGTAAGGTGGATCAGTAACACAAAGGTTTGCCTTCTTTCCTTCCATCAGCCTTTCAACATCTGAAAGCTTTGTACTGTCACCACAAATAAGCCTATGCTTTCCTAAAAGCCAAATATCTCCTGCCTTAGATATTGGATTTTTAATTTCTTCAAGTGCCTTGTCTGTATCAAAGTCATCTTCCTTAACATCCTTATCATGAACTTTTGAAAACAAATCATCTATCTCTGCGGCATCAAAACCTGTAAGTGAAACATCAAATACCGCATTATCTAGTTCACCTATTAAATCAGCAAGCTTTGGTAAATCCCAATCACCAGATACTTTATTTAAAGCAATGTTTAATGCTTTTTCTTCTGATTCATCCATATCAACAACAACACATTCTATTTCTTTTGAACCCTGCTCTTTTAATACCTTATATCTTTGATGTCCTCCAACAATGCTTCCTGTTTTTTTATTCCAGATAACAGGCTCTACATATCCAAAGGTCTCAATAGACTTTTTTAATTTTTCATATTCAGGGTCACCTGGTTTTAAATCTTTACGTGGATTATATTTAGCTGGACTCAATTTCTCAATAGCTATTTTTTCAATATCCAATACTTTCACCATCCTTTATAAAAATCAATAAAAATACACCCTAAAAAGTCTATATTTTCAAATAGCTTTTTTAAGGTGCAACACTTCCTAACCCTTTGAAAATCCAAGTTTTTTTATATTCAAGACAGGTCTTATCCCCCCCTCTGGAATATCGCGATTTCTAGTACGAAGGGGACCGCCCGACGTAGGCGCTTTAGGTATTAAGGATTTATCCCCCCCCCTCCCCTATCGTCAATAGGTGTAGACTCTTCCTTTCTTTCCCCATCTGCCATCTTCCTTGGCTGTCTTCTTATCATGACACCTCTTGCACAAGGCTTGCCAGTTGCTATCATCCCAGAACAACCTTTCATCACCTTGATGAGGTTTAATATGATCCACCACAGTTGCAACAGTAACAGTACCTTGTTTCTTACACTCTTCACACAGTGGGTACTTAATTAAAAACTGCTTACGAAGTTTTCTCCACCTACTGGTATTGTAAAGGTAACCGTAAGGTCTACAGTTTTTGTTGTAGCTTTTATCTATTTCTTTTTGATGTTTCTCACAATATCTACCATATGTAAGTTCAGGACAGTTTGGATAGCTACAAGGTTTCGCTGGTTTTCTTGGCAATTGGTTCACCTCATTTTTATCAAAATAAAAAGCCACCTTGGATTTCTCCTAAGTGGCACACTAATTATTTTTATCTATCTTAACAATAACATAATTCAATAGTGAATTATAGTGGCTTTTAATGGCTTGTTAAATAATTATATCTTTTACTACAGCTAATGCTCTTTGATGTAATCTATAAATCCAACGCAAATCATATCCTAGCTCCATAGCTATCTGTTCCCAAGATTTAAAACATAAATAACGAAGTTCTAAAAGCGTTTGATACTCTTGATTATCAACTTTCTTTATAGTAGTTACAACCTCTTGCTTTATATTAACAAGTGCATCTATATCCACATTTATTTCATTTTCTAAATCCACCATTTTGGCTATTGTGTCCTCCATAGAATGTATATTACGTGTTCCACTAGGTGGCATATCACTTAATGTTGATGTAGCTTTTGTAGCTAATGCCCTTAAGGAAACTATCTGCTCAAGTTTACTGTTTATCCTTTGGTCAATTCTGTATGCTTGTGATAGATATTCTTTTGCTGTCATTTTACTTATCTCCCTTCGACCAAGGCATTTTGCCATTGTAATAAGCATCAGCAATGCTTTTTTGAATTGCCTTATCTAGTGAAGCAATACGAGCATTTGCCTTATTAAGGCTTTCTTCTTGCTCATCTTCAGTTTTGAAGAACGAACAACTATTATTAGCACACTGTATATGCTTAAGGATTTTACACCTATTATTTTTATTTGCAAAGCAATTTTTATTCATAAGTTTTGTCCTCCTTTAACTTAGCCTTTACTGCATCTATTAAATCTGATTGTACTTTTTCTTTTCGCTTTAAAGCTCTCATTATATCCTCATCAATAGTCCCTTTAGTAATAATATGATGAATGACAACTGTTTCATTTTGTCCTTGTCTCCACAATCTTGCATTGGTTTGCTGATAAAGCTCTAAACTCCAAGTAAGCCCAAACCATATAAGAGTTGAACCTCCTGCTTGAAGGTTTAATCCATGTCCTGCTGATGCAGGATGTATTAAAGCTACTTCTATTTCACCATTATTCCAATCCTTAATATCTTTTGAAGTTTTTATTTCACGAACCTTAAACCTCTTTTTAATTCTTTCTAAATCATGTTTAAACCAATAAGCCACAAGTACTGGTTTGCCATTTGCTGATTCAATTAAATCTTCAAGGGCGTCTAGCTTTTTATCATGTATTTCAAATATCTTTTTATCTTCACCATACACAGCACCATTTGCCATCTGACAAAGCTTATTTGATAAAGCAGCAGCATTTACTGCATCAATTTCTTCACCTTTAAGAGATAGTACTAAATCTTGTTTTAAACTGTTATAGTCCTTTTGTTCTTTTTCTGAAAATGTTACAAGAACTTCGTTTATGATGCACTCTGGCATTTTTAAGTAGTCAGTGCTTTTCATAGAAATTGTAATATCTGAAATAAGGCGATAAATTTCAGCTTCTGCTCCTATTTTGGGTTTATAGCTAAACACCATCTGCTGATTTCTTTTATCTGGATCAAAGAAGCTATTTCGATAATGAGTAATAAATCTTCCAAGCCTTTCACCCATATCAAGGAGCCTAAACTCTGCCCATAAATCCATTAATCCGTTACTGCTTGGAGTTCCTGTGAGTCCCACAATACGTTTTACTTTAGGTCTTACTTTTAATAGACTTTTAAACCTCTTAGCACTATAAGATTTAAAGGATGACAACTCATCAATTACCACCATATCGTAGTCAAACGGAATACCACTATCATTTATCAGCCAGTTCACATTTTCACGATTGATAAGATAAATATTAGCTTTTTGCATAAGTGCTGCTTTTCTTTGAGATTCACTTCCCATAGCTACTGAATAGGTAAGTCCTTTAAGATGATCCCATTTTTTTATTTCTAATGGCCAAGTATCTCTAGCAACTCTTAATGGTGCAATAACTAATACTTTACCAACTTCAAAGCTATCAAGACAAAGGGCAAATATTGCTGTAAGAGTTATTACACTCTTACCAAGACCCATATCCAGTAGTACTGCTGAGATAGGATTTTCTAATATAAAATTAGTTACAAAGTTTTGATAGTCATGAGGATTGTATTTCATCAAGAATACCCCCAATCTGGTCTTCCCCATCAATAACAAATACCTGAAAGCCTAACCCCTGAAGTAATCTGTGTCTTGCAGCCTGAAGTCGTCTTGGTTTTTTCTTAGGAGCCTTTACTTCTACAAATGCAATCTTCCCACCTGGCAATAAGATTAAGCGGTCGGGCATCCCATCAAATCCCGGTGATGTGAACTTTGGACAAATACCACCACGCTTTTTAACTTCCATTGTTAACTTCTTTTCTATAAACTTTTCTCTCATGCTAACCTCCATCAAAAACAATGTTGTGTAGGTCTATTAAGGTCGTATCCTAAACTCTTCTTATATAGTATTTTTTATTTTTTGCTATAGGGACTTTTTATATATGACCTTAATAGACCTACATTTTTACAATTTCCCATTTAAAAATAGTTTAGTTTTTGACCTTAAGTGACCTACATCTTCTATAATTTACTCAATAAAATCTGTGTTTTTAAGGCGAACTCCATTTATAAACACTCCATTTGATAACCTTTTGCGATTCATACCCGCTACTTCAAGTGCAGCATAAAAATCTGTAGTGCTTCGTGTATATTCTCCTGTTCTTAAACAATACGCACGATACTCTTGATAGAACTCCCCTGACTTTTCTTTATAAGTAGAGTCAACCTCACAGCACTCATCAAGAAATGTTCCAAGCCAGTCATTATCTGCTCTGTAATGATTGATGGCACTTTCTACACATGACGGAAGCTTCAACTTAAAATCATTTGCAATAACCTTCTGTGCACCTTCAATAATCCACGATAATACATAAGAACTTGCATTTTTAACTAAATAATCAGTATAATTCTTGATATCACTATTTCCTTCAATCTTTGCATTGAAAGGAATAACAATTAATCTACGCCATGTACCTTCATCATTAGCACCTACCCTTGGCAGATGGTTTGTATACAGTACAAGGGTATGGCTCGGCACATATTTGAAGGGGTCCTTATACTTCTTTTCTGCCATAACCTCATCTGTAGAACAAAGCTGTTTAATGATTGAAGTATTCAGCCTCATACCTTCTTCTAATTCTGCAGCTATTATAAGACGTTTGCCTTTAAGTTCTGCCATTTCTGGTTTAACATTTCTCTTACACCCAACTGTTAATGCATCTGATGACATAGAACCACTATAGGTACCAAGGATTCTTGATATGGTATTCCAAAAAGTAGATTTACCGTTACGTCCTTCTCCATAGGAAATGATAAGTGCTTCCACATACACTTTTCCTATAGATGCAAGTCCTACAATCTGCTGTACATAATCAATCAATTCCTTGTCATTGCAAAAGAATATATCAAGTGCATCAAGCCACAATTGTTTACCATCATCTCCTGGATTAACTGTGGTTTGTTTTGTGATATAATCCTTAGCATTAGGCTCATGTACTCCTGAAAGTCCATCCTTTAAATGATAAGTTGCACCGGGTGTATTAAGAAGAAACTCATCCTTATCTAAATCACTGATACTTATAGAAAGCATTGGTTTTGCAGCCTGCATGGCACTTGTTACATACTTCATATCCCTACGTTTCATAACAAATGCTCTATATGCTGTTGCAGACAAATAAAGACGATATGCATCTAGTTGGCTACCCTTAAGTGAGTTTTCTATCTTTTTACCTCCAGTTTTAATATCATCAGCTGATACACCAGATGCCACAACAGCATTTAAAGCTCTTTGCACTTCATCTAAGGCATCTACTAGCTGTAAATCTAGGAACTCTTCCATTGCTCCCACTGCCTGTTGTTTAGATTCCACCCAATACCTCCCATTAAATCGAAGGTAATCAGTGGCATCTGTGTAGCAAATTTCATCTCCATATTCTCGAGCTAGAACCTTTGCCTGCCCTATATCTGAGAAATCTGAGGGTCTTAGGGACTCCCCTTTAAAGTCATCATTAAAATCATTCGGAGCAACATACCCTTCTTGCGATTCTACCTTCTTAGCAAATTTTGTAGCACTATTCCATATAGTACTAAGTTCTTCATCCTCCATAGGTGGGTCACACTTCTTTGCCTCATCAAGAAAAATCTGATGTGCCTTTTCCGTAGCACCATAGCGTTTAACCACTCTTCCTGCAAAACGAGATAGTGTAGTGTTTCTCCTTCCTTCTGGAATAGAAGAACCTCCTATTGTTTCAGTATCCTCTTGAAGCACAGGTAGTTCTTCCTCTATAGTCTCCCATCCGTCATGCCATACAACTTCATCACAATCAGCACCAAATATAAAACGAGCTGCATCTAAGGCATTATCATCAAAAAATGGAAAAGCATTTTGTATTCTTCTTTTTAGCTTCACATAATCCATGGCATCTTTGCATGGATTAATAAGGAAATATACATGAAACCTTGGTCTTGTAGTTTTATCATCCTTTTGTTTCATATGATTACGACTTGGTGCAATGGCATAAGAAACATCTGGTAGCATTTCATCTATCTTTTCAGGTGTAATCCACTCCGCCTTATTCTCCGAGTGGTCATTATCGCAATCCATTACAGCTACAACAGATTCAACAAAATTATCAGCGCTACGATAGTTGTTTTTATATTCACCACAAACATGATCTGTTTTAACTACTACTTTTAGCTCTTCCGCAGTAGTTACCTCAACACGGCTAGGATAGCTGCAATTCTTAGCATTGCCTATGCAATTTGCTGTATAAAATATTAACTTCATCGGCTTTCCTCCTTTAGATTTATCCTATCTTTTTAAGAGGTTTGAAGGCAGCATACTTCTCTGCCTTCTCCTCATTAATAACATTTTTAAATGCCTCATAAACTGTTGGTCATAGCATCCTTCTATTTACAATCACAGTCAGCTTTGATTTTTTTACTGCATTCACTGCAATAAACAGATGTGCTATATAAATCTCCCTCACCATCTGCAAATACTTCTGAAAGGTCAACATTTACTTCACATCCACAACTTGGGCAAATGCAAAATACATTTTCATCATTTATTTCCACAGAAACTTCCATAGAGTCACTTATTCTTTCCTTAACATAAAACATTATATTTTCCCCCTTTTATATAGCCTTTTTGTTTAATTTTGCCATGTACCATTCATATTGGTATTACTCATAAAAAAGCGAATCATATGACAATCCAAAATTGGATTGTCATAATATATCAGCATTCCCTTTCAATCTGTGGTAACGTACCATCAGCCTTCATCAACTCATAAATAAAGAGTCTTCCCTTTTGAGTCCAATAGGTATGAACCCTTGTATGTTGACTTCCATCAGTTCCACAATAACTATGTGTCTTAGTACTTGTATATCCATTTTCTGCGTACTTCTGATACAAAAGCCAAATATCACCTTGCTTAAATTGAATTCCTTTATCATGAAGATAACGATTCATCCATATAGCAGATTTCCCATAATCTTTAGCTATTGCTGATGTAGAAATAAGGTCTTTACAATTAAGTACTACATCGTAATACGATACCTTCGGTTTCATTTCAACAATTTGTTGGTTTTGTACTGCTACTGTACCTATTAGCGCTTCATTCTGGCTATTCACAAGGTTAAGCTGCTGATTTGCAAACTGTAATGCTCTTGCCATAATTGCCTCTGGAGAATTCCAAGATTTTTCAACTTCAATAAAGTATTGCCTGCATTGTTTCCCCTTTGGAGTACGCTGAATCATACATACCTCTTTTGCCATATCTACAGTTAATTGATGGTCATGTTGAACTTGAGGCATTAAAGCACCGTCTGCACGAAGGACTTTTTTGTCCATTATTGCATAGTCTACATCTTCAACAAATCCATACTCACACATCCTTGGAAACCACTTGTGATAAGGTGTTTTCACATCAAGCACCTTGTGTAAATCCCTCCCAAGTATAGTTGGACGGTCACTTCCATAATCGATTTTTACTAATTCTTTCATAACATCCACTCCTTAAAAAATTTATAGGAAATCCCCTATAACTCTCTAAGGACATAACTTTTACTTTTGGACGGATATTCTTAAGAGTTTTTTTGTAAATAAAATTGCTTCCTTAATAAAATAAAAAAAAAGTTCTCCTATCTTTTCAAAACAAAAAACTTATTTTAAAAATATCCGTCCAGTTTACTAACTTTTGTCCTAAGGAAGATAGAAGGACATGAGGCAGAAAAAAAAGTTAAAAATCTTTTTTAAAAAAATCCGTCCAAACCACAGACTTTTGTCCTTAGAGAAGCAGAGAGGTTCTTAACTCTCAGAAAGGTGGTGCTACTATGCAAGCTGAAACAGCTACTAACACTAAATGCAAACAAGATAATAGCTTAGATGAAGAACTTTCAGATGTTCTAATTGCAATCAGTGTTATATCAAAAAGGCTGGCAAGGAAATTAAGCCAGCAAAAATCAAATACGGAAGGAGAAAATACCCATGGCTAAGATGAACAAATTATCCGCTGAACTTGATGAACTTAAAAAATGTGGAGAAACATTAATTAAAATCTCAGTAACTTTAAGGGAATTGTTTTCTACCACAGAGGAAGATAAGCCTAAGAAGAAAGAGGCAACTTCAGAAAAGCCCCCAAAGACTGAAACAAAAACACTATCTCTTACTGATGTACGTGCTGTCCTAGCAGATAAGTCACGTAATGGATATACCTCAGATGTTAAAGCACTACTTATAAAATATGGTGCAGAGAAACTGTCAGATATCAATCCAGCAGATTATGAGGCACTACTTGCAGAGGTTAAGGTGATTGGAAATGACTAAACACGCATTACTCTCAGCTTCATCTAGCCACAGGTGGATAAACTGCCCACCATCAGCTAAGTTATGTGCTAAGCAAGAGGACAAAGCTAGTACCTATGCACAGCAAGGTACAGATGCACACAGTTTATGCCAATATAAGCTTGAAAAAGCTCTAGGCATGAATACCAAAGACCCAACAAAGAATCTAGACTACTACGATGCAGAAATGGAAAGGTGTGCTGATGAATATGCCTCCTTTATCTTAGAGCAGATAGAGGATGTAAAACATAATTGTTCTGACCCCTTGGTTTTAATTGAACAGCATCTTGATTTTTCTAGATATGTAGAGGAAGGATTTGGTACAGGTGACTGTGTCATTGTTTCAGATAAAGTTCTACAGGTAATTGACTACAAGCATGGTCTTGGAATCTTAATAGCAGCAGAAGAAAATCCACAAATGATGTGCTATGCACTAGGTGCTTTAGAACTCTTCGATGGTATTTACGATGTGGATATAGTTAAGATGACCATTTTCCAACCACGTAAAAGTAACGTCAGCACCTACACCATATCAAAGGAAGAACTTTTGAGATGGGGAAATGAAGTTCTTTCTCCTACTGCTAAACTTGCTTTTGCAGGAGAAGGAGAATTCAAAGCAGGCGAACACTGTCAGTTCTGCAAGGTAAAGGCTACCTGCCGTAAACGTGCCGAGTACAACCTTGAACTTGCAAAATACGATTTTGAAATGCCAGCTACCCTTGATAACACAGAAATCGAGGTCATTCTCTCAAAAGCAGATAACCTTGTAGCTTGGGTCAATGACATCAAGGAATATGCATTACATGAGGCACTCAGTGGGACAAAGTACGATGGATTTAAAATTGTAGAAGGTCGCTCCACAAGAAAATATACCAATGAACAAGCTGTTGCAGAGGCTGTCAATTCAGCCGGCTTTAATCCATACGAGCAGAAGCTCCTAGGAGTTACAGCTATGACTTCTACTCTTGGTAAAAAGAAATTTGAAGAAATCCTAGGCAGTCTCATTTACAAAGCACCAGGTAAACCAACACTCGTGCCATGCTCTGATAAAAGACCCGCATTGAATACGGCACAAAATGATTTTATTGAAGAATAAGGAGGACAATATTATGTCAAAATTAGTAAATCCAACTAAAGTTATTACAGGTCCACAAACAAGATGGTCTTATGCAAATGTATGGGATCCAAAGGCAATTAATGGAGGTACACCTAAGTATAGTGTAAGCCTAATCATTCCTAAGTCTGATGTTAAGACTATTGCAAAGCTTAAATCAGCTATTGAAGCTGCTTATCAAGAAGGTCAATCAAAGCTAAAAGGAAATGGTAAAACAGTACCTGCTCTTTCAGCCCTAAAGACACCTCTTCGTGATGGCGATGCAGAAAGACCAGACGACCCTACTTATGCAAATGCATACTTCATCAATGCCAATAGTGCTACAGCACCAGGTATAGTTGATGCAGACCGTAATCCTATCCTTGAGCGCTCCGAAGTATACTCTGGTGTTTATGGTAGAGCATCCATCAACCTTTATGTTTTCAACTCTAACGGAAATCGTGGAATTGCTTGTGGTTTGAATAACCTCCAAAAGATTGCCGATGGCGAGCCTTTAGGTGGCAAATCTCGTGCAGAGGATGATTTTGATACAGAGGAAGATGATGATTTCCTTTCCTAGGATAAAACCTTTAATCTCTAACAGGGCGGTGGCTATGCTGCTGCCTTTTATTATGTTGAAGATAATCAATTGGAGGTAAAAATGAAAACACTCAGTATAGATTTAGAAACTTTTAGTAGCGTTAATTTAAAGAAAAGTGGAGTTTATCGTTATTGTGAAAGTAATGATTTTACCATTTTGCTTTTCGGATATAGCGTTGATGGTGCTGATGTTACGGTAGTTGACCTTACCTGTGGAGAGAAAATCCCACAAGCAATAATAGAAGCCTTAACTGATGATAGTGTTATAAAATGGGCATTTAATGCTGCATTCGAACGTATCTGTCTGTCAGCATGGCTTAGAAAAAATTATCCAAAATACTTCAAGAGCTATAATACTAGCAATGATACTGTTGGTAACTACCTAAACCCCTCCTCATGGAAATGCTCCATGATATGGTCTGCTTACATTGGAATGCCATTATCCCTTGAAGGCGTGGGCGCAGTCCTTGGATTACAGGAGCAGAAATTAAAGGAAGGAAAAGATCTCATCCGCTACTTCTGTGTACCATGCAAACCCACAAAAACAAATGGAGGTCGCACTCGTAATCTTCCTATACATGATATGGCAAAATGGGCAACCTTCGTCTCCTACAACCGCAGAGATGTTGAAGTTGAAATGTCCATTCAGAAAAAGCTTTGTAAGTTTCCTGTGCCAGAATTTGTATGGAAAGAGTATCACATAGACCAAAAAATCAATGATCGTGGAATAACTATTGATATAGGAGTTGTTGAACAGGCTATTAAGATGGATGAGCGTTCTAGGGAAGTGCTGTCACAAGAAATGAAGAAACTTACAAATCTTGATAATCCAAATTCTGTAGTACAGATGAAACGATGGTTAGCTGAGAATGGAGTTGAAACTGACACTCTTGGTAAAAAGGCTGTGGCAGAAATGCTAAAGGATGCTCCTCAGAAACTTGCCGATGTCCTTACTCTACGTCAGCAGCTTGCCAAATCAAGTATAAAGAAATATCAGACAATGCAGAATGCTATATGTGCTGACAGCCGTGCAAGAGGAATGTTCCAGTTCTATGGTGCAAACCGTAGTGGCAGATGGGCTGGTCGTTTAATTCAATTGCAGAATTTACCTCAGAACCATATGCCAGATTTAGAGCAGGCTCGTGACCTTGTAAAAGGTGGTAACTATGCTGCATTAGAAATGCTTTATGATTCTATCCCAGAAGTATTGTCAGAACTTATCCGTACTGCTTTCGTTCCAAAGCCTGGATATAAATTTGCTGTGCTAGACTATAGTGCAATCGAGGCAAGGGTACTCTCACACCTTGCAAAGGAGTCATGGCGAAATAAAGTCTTTGCTAATAATGGAGATATTTATTGTGCAAGTGCCTCTGCTATGTTTGGTGTTCCAGTTGAAAAGCATGGCCAGAACAGCCATCTTCGTCAAAAGGGCAAGATTGCAGAACTTGCTCTAGGTTACGGCGGTTCCTGTGGTGCTCTTGCAGCTATGGGTGCATTAGATATGGGGATTAAAGCAGAAGAATTACAACCTCTTGTTGATGCTTGGAGAACTTCAAATCCTAACATAGTACAGTTTTGGTGGGATGTTGATAACGCAGTTAAAGATGCGATAAAACAAAAAACCACCACTGAGACTTACGGTATCTACTTTATTTATCAAAGTGGTATGCTCTTTATAAAACTCCCCTCTGGTAGAAAACTAGCTTATGTTAAACCTAAAATTGGCACGAACCAGTTCGGTGGAGAAGCTGTAACCTACGAAGGTATAGGAGCAACAAAGAAATGGGAACGCATCGAATCATATGGCCCAAAATTTGTAGAAAATATTGTGCAGGCAATCTCAAGAGATATTCTAAGCTTTGCTATGCGTACACTTAAAAACTATTTCATCTGTGGCCATGTCCACGACGAATTAATTATTGAATGTCTTATGGACGCATCCTTAGATGCCATCAGTGAAGCAATGGGAAGAACACCTCCATGGATAAAAGGTCTACAGTTAAGAGCCGATGGCTATGAGACAATGTTCTACTGTAAAAAAGATTAAGAAAAAGGCCGTAACACATTATTAGTTGTTACAGCATTTCCTATTATATTATTTCATCTATGCGTTTTTGCAATTTTGTCAGCAATCTTCGCTTCTTATCACTAAGTGTGCTCTTAGCTAAATTGCACTCTGCTGCCATTTTTCTGTCTGAAACATTTTTTCCAATTAACTCACATATCCTTCTACTATCTGGGTCTAGCTCTTCAAGAGCCTTTGTTAAATCCTCTAGAAGCATCATGTCTGTAACAATATCTGCTGGGTCACTTTCATTATGTGCTACCTCAAAACCATCATTCTGTAATTCATCAAGTGAAACAACAGAACCCTCATGTAACCTTTCACATTTACTGCAATCTCCTGTACATCTCTTTAGCTTACCCTTGCCATTACTAACAATGCATCGTCTGCTACGCTCTTCTCTTTTAGCTTCAGCCCATAGTGGTCTCATATACTCATCATACTGTACCTTTGAAGCAACTGGTACCATAATTGCCTTAACTCTTTTGTTTCCAATTTTAGTATAAACCACTTTTTGATGGTCAATACCAAAATCACGAATTGTCTCGTTTGTAACCTCCATTGGAATTAAATACTCTTTGCTCTGATTTTCATTGATTTTCATTTTTTGTCCTCGCTTTCCGCTATGGTTTTGCAACCTGGCGAGGACATCTGCATCAGAAAACCAAACAGACACAACCTAAAAAGGCGCGACTAATAAGGCAGGATCCGTAATCGAACACACTACTGCCGTTAAACAGTAGAGTTCGATATGCATATCCTCGCCAAATGTCGCGCGCCATAGGCTTAAATAATATTTTTTTCACTTACTTTGGATGCAACAGTCTTTAGAGTTTGATTACTATAAATTGGAGTGAAACAACCTGTACTCATTAAGAAAACTACCTTTTTGCGATATAATCTTCGTTTTTGCAGAGATAAATTTCACAAAATGTACAATTTTCCATTATTATCTGATATAATGAATTTATTGGAAAAATTAAGTATATTGTGACAATACTCTATTGACTGCTGTCTACTCTAATTGTATAAAATGGCTTTGGTATGAGATGGTATCAGTAGATATGTTTGGATATGTATGGATATGAGGTGATGTTTATTGAGATTTAGCACATTTGCACAAATGTTATTTCCTATAATTGGAGCCGGAAATAGCACTAGTGCATTTACAAGAACCTTATTTGATACTATCGTTGAAGATAATGGGCAAGGGACTGTAGAATCATTAAAAGATCCAACATTCAAGGCATACTATAACGGCAATAATGACATTTCAAAGATTGCTCGTAAAATTACAGCTTATATAGAACCTATGGAATTCGAAGAGTATATTAATGATTTCTCTGATTCTACAGTACAACTTCTTTGTGATTCCTTTGCACCATATCTCCCAGAAATAAGCTTACATAATGCTTCAACAAAAATAGCTGAGTTATTTATTACTATTATTAAAGATGCCGCAAGTACAAATAGAAAAATCACTCCGAAGAGTGATTGCAAAAAAAATAATAGTGCTGCTGAAGAATCTGCTGCTAGCTCTTGTACTAATGAAGAAGATAACCTTTACAGCAACATAAAAAATGATATACCAGATTATATAGATGCAGAAGTCGAGGATGACGATGAGCCATCAAGTGCCCCTGAAGAAAAAACACCAGAATCTCCAAGAGTTCAAATTATAAATAATCCAACTATTGTGAATCAATATGGAGAGAAGAACATTCATATTGAATATGTGGACAAACTTAGTATTTAGCGGAGGTGGCATACATTGATTAATGAACTTACTAATAACTGTATTTCAAATGTGCCAACTGTAGGTACTACAGTAAATCAAAATGGAGCTAAAAATATACATATTGATAAAGTTGCTACAATGCAAGTCCATAATACAATGGTATTTCCACCATATCCACAACAACTAACAAATACTCCTACGGGGCAATATGGCACTAGTCGAGAATACTACAATCTTTTTGTCATTGGTGGAGAAACTTTTGTAGATTGGCAAGCTGGTCATTTTATTGTTCCTAAAGACCGTGCTTTAACAGAAAATATGTCTAAGGATATAAAAGATACTGTTTTTTCACTCTCCCCAGAAGCAATAGAATTAATAAAAACATTTCCAGCTATTTTTGCATCAGAAAACACAGTATATGGTACATCTGATGATACTCAAGTAGCATATTACGGTTTTGTAACAGAAGTATCTGTACAGGACAATGGCATAAAAATCTATTACCAACCAATTAATTGTTTATCTCAAAAGAGATTGAATGAAATAATATTTAACCTAGGTATTAAAGGAAATAATAAATATAACGAGTTCAGCCGTACGCATTGGACAATTAAAAGAATTAATTTAGTAGAAGAACTAAGGTCTGCTGGAATGCCTGTAATGGCATATTAAATACGTGGAGGTGTCTAATGAACGAAAAGCAAATATCAGCAATTAAAAATTTAACAATTTCGGATGCCACATATAATAATTGTTCACTTAAGCCAACATATATCAATTTTTTCTTTGGAAACAATGGAGTTGGAAAAACAACTATAGCAAGAGCCATAAACAAGATACGAAAACCTGCTAATGAATTACCAAATGCAATTACCTGCACTAGCAGTGTTGAGTTTGAACTTGGTAAAACACCTAACGACTATAATATTTTGGTATATAATCAAGACTTTATAAACTCAAACATTCAACTTTATGGTGAACTCCCAGGAGTCTTCACCATAAATGAGCAAAATATAGATAAGCAAAATCAAATAGCAGAACATAAAAAAGAAAAAAGTGTCCTAGATGGTACTATTGGAAAGCTCAAAACTACCGTCGAATCTAAAAAAACAGAATTGAATATGCTATATTCTTCTTTTCAAAATGATTGTTGGGATAAGACAAAGTCCATTCGTGAGGCTTTCCCACTAACCCAAAACGGATATAAACGAAAATTACAATTTACTGAAAAAGTGATGGGGATAAAAAATCCAACTCAACGTAGTGTCAATGAATTAAAGGCATTATATGAAACAGCATTTGACCCAAATGCTCATACTTATTCCTTGTTTTCTTCCATATGTAACCCTGAAATACTTGACACCCTTGAAGACATCGGAATACTACAAAAAACTATCACTAGTAGTAGTGAAACCCCATTTGCACAATTTATAAAAACAATTAACGCTATAGATTGGATTCGTCAAGGTCATGAACATTATAAGGAAAACACAGAAGGGAAATGTCCTTATTGTCAGCAAATACTACCAGAGGATTTTGAAAGTCAAATTGCTTCCTGTTTTGATAAACAATATCAAGCAGATATAACTGCTTTAAATACTTTATTAACCGACTATAAGAATGCTGCTAATGCACTTTTTATTCCTTTGCAAGTTAAACCACAAGAGATATTTCCTAAATTGGATTTAACAGAGTACACAGATAAGCTTGCAATTTTAAAATCAACCATTGCAGCAAATATACAAAAAATCACTACTAAAACTTCTGAACCAAGTAGCATAGTTGAATTAGAGGATACTGCTCCACTCTTAGAAGATCTTAATAACCTTATAAATATTTTTAATAAGAAGATTGACGAAAATAATAGTGTAGTGAAATCCAAACAACAAAACAAAACAGCTTGCATCAAATATGTATGGGAATTAATAGCTTTCAACTTGCAATCTGACATCACAAGTTATCAAAAGGGTCAAAAAAATATCTCTGATGCAATTAATAAAATTAAGCAAGATATTACAGCTCAATCCCAGCAAGCAAAAAACCTTAATGAAGCTATTGCTGTACTCAGTAGTCAAATTGTAAATACCTCTGATACTGTAAACAGCATGAATCAGCTTTTAAGAGACTCTGGTTTCCAAGGATTCAAAATTCAAGAGCATCAAACATTACAAAATGTCTATACAGTTGTTCGCCAAGACGGGAAGCCTGCAGTAAAGCTAAGTGAAGGTGAGAAAAATTTTATTGCTTTCCTCTACTTCTATCATCTTGTTCATGGTAATGGAAGTATTGAAGATACTCAATTAATGGCTGACCCTAATGGTAATCAAATTGTTCTTACAGACGGAACTGACAATAGAGATAAAATTGTTGTTATAGATGACCCTGTATCAAGTATGGACAGCTGTGCACTTTTCATAGTAAGTTCCCTTGTTCGTGAAATGATATCCATATGCCATAACAATGTTGATTATAATGATACTCCTTACAAGGGTGATTATATAAAACAAATGTTTATCCTAACCCATAATGCATATTTCCACCGAGAAATCACAGTGAATCAGGCAAGACATTATCGTTATGTATCTTTTTTCCACATAATAAAAAATGATAATGTATCTACTATTATTCCTTGTGTAAGAGATAATCGTGGAACTTGCGAAAACTACAATCCTGTTCAAAACTCATATGCAGCATTGTGGTCTGAATACAAAGAAGTAAATTCTGCTATTCCTCTGCTCAATGTTATTCGAAGAATACTGGAATACTACTTTATACAACTTTGTGGGTATGATGGAACAAACCTACAGGACAAGCTACTAAAAGAAAATAAAGATAAGTTCACCTTAATAAAAGATGATGGTACAGAAGATACAACTCAACTTCAAATTATAACCTCAATGCTATCCTACATTAGCAGTAGCTCTCATGGAATAAATGATGGTCTGTATTTCGTTGATAGTGGAATGGATGTTAATCAATGTAGAACAGCCTTTGAAATGATTTTTAAATATATGGAGCAAAGTCAGCACTACAATATGATGATGGAAACAAACTATTAATTAAACAAGGAGATAAAAAATGCGTATCAGTTACAATAAACTATGGAAAATGCTTATCGACAAAGGAATGAATAAACAGGACTTAAAAGATGCAGCTGGAATCAGCGCTGCCTCTATTGCAAAACTAGGTAAGGGTGGAAATATTACAACAGATGTTCTTCTAAAGATTTGCAAAACCCTAGGGTGCAAATTAGAAGACATTATGGAAACTATTGAAGAGTAAAGGAGGATGAATAAATTTTGGTTCCTGTAATGAGTTTTTGGCCATCAATATATGAAAAAATCGTTGATCAAATTAAATTAATTGAATATCGTAGGTGTTTTCCAAAAGATTGTTCCTACGCATATATGTACGTAAGTAAACCTGTAAAGGCTATCTGTGGAATAATGTATTTTGGCGATAAACACAGCTTGGCTGATTGGGAAACTACATATTTATTAAACAGCAATATTCTTTCTCGAATCAAGGAATTCTCAACACATTATCGATTTGGAATGGAAATTGTAGGCATACAAAAAATCGAACCACTAACTTTAGATATGCTACGAACTAATGTACCTAATTTTGTTGCCCCACAATCATATTTACTTTTAGAAAACAACCAAGATTTATTAGATTATATTTCTAAAAACACTCGTTTTGTAGGAGAACGAATAAACAATAATCTAAGCAATATTTTCCCAGAGCATATCTGCAAGAAATATTAAAATGCTAAAAGTATTTGAAGCATTTGCTGGTTATGGCAGTCAAAGATTAGCCCTAAAAAATTGTAATATTCCACATGAAGTAGTTGGTATTTCCGAAGTGGATGGGGATGTAATCTTATCCTACGCTGCTATACACAGCAACCTTTTAGAAGAAAGACTCTTTAACGTTGATAAGACTAATGAAGAAATGAAGCAACATCTTGTCAGCATTAATGTCCCATTAGACTATAAAACATTTAATAATAGAGCAAATACTTTAAAGGAAGATAAATTAAAAGATATGTATCTAGCTAATATTTTGAGTAGGAATTATGGAGATATTAGAATTATTGACCCTACCAAATTGCCTGATTTTGACTTTTTTACATATTCATTTCCATGCCAAGATATATCAGTAGCTGGGTTTCAATCTGGGCTAAATGCAGATTCTGGAACTCGTTCATCATTACTTTGGGAATGTTGTAAAATAATTGAGCAAAAGAAGCCTAAATTTTTAATGATGGAAAACGTTAAAAATTTAGTAGGCAAAAATCATATACACAATTTTCAAAATTTCCTATCATATTTAGAATCACTAGGATATACCAATTTTTGGAATGTGCTAAACGCCAGAAATTATGGTGTACCACAAAATAGAGAACGAGTTTTCTGTATCAGTATTTTAAATTGTAAAATGGATTTTCACTTTCCTAAGGAGAAAGAACTAGAAGTATTTATGAGCGATTTATTAGAAGAAAATGTTCCTAGCAAATATTTCTTAAGTGGAAATCAATGTACAGATGTCCCCATTAATCAAAAATATATATACTGCCTAGATTCAAATTATTGGAAAGGAACTTTTTTAGAGGACTTCTTAGTAAAAAGAAGAAGACAAGTTGTTTCTGGACCAATAAATAATGAAGGAAAGTATCCTGCCAGAAGATTAACCCCACGTGAGACATGGCGTTTTATGGGTGTCAGTGATGCTGATTTTAACAAAGTAAGTCAATTAATAAGTAATACAAGTTTATATAAACAATCTGGCAACAGCATAGTTGTTCCAGTATTAGAAGCTATTTTTAAAGAATTATTTTTTTCATACAAAGAGGAGGATATTATTATGGAACCTAACAAAGCAATGCTAATTCAATTATTCAGAGATAACGTAAAAGGAAAAACACCTGATGTAACGGGGAGAAACATTCGACATGACGGTCGAGAAGGAAACTGGCTTGAAGAACAATTTGGAAAAATGCCAGATGCAGATAATCATGCAGATTTTTTCGGATATGAACTTAAAAATGAAACCTCAAGTAAAACTACATTTGGTGATTGGTCTGCGAACCAATATATTTTTAAAGCAGGAATATACACACACTGTTTTAGTGGCAACAGTACATCAGAACGTCAAAACAGTTTTTGTAGTATCTTTGGTAAACCTAATGAGAAAAAAGATGGTAGGTGCTCATGGTCTGGTAGTCCCTGCCCTACTATTCATGGATACAACAGTTTTGGACAAAAGCTTATTATTGATGCGAATAAAGATATCGTTGCATTATATTCATACAGCCAAGATATGCGTATAAACAAATCAGCTATTGTTCCTTCTCTTTTGCAAAAAGATAATTTAGAAATTGCAAGATGGTTTGGTCAAACCTCTCCCTCGTCAAAACAAGCTGATAAATGCCTTAAAGCCAAATTAGAAGATAAATTTAATGATAAGGGTTGGTTTACTTGTAAAAAAGATGCCTTTGGTAGGTACTACGAAATATGCTTTGGAAATCCATTCAATTATGATGATTGGATTGAACTGGTTAGAAGAGGAATTGTTTTTTTCGACAGTGGTATGTACCAAGGTAACAAGAGACCATATTCTCAATGGCGCGCAAATAATACATATTGGGATAGTCTGATAGTTGAAAGATATCAGTAAATCTAACTAAGGAGGAAACATCTAGTTGTTTAATTTAAAATATCAAACTACAATTACAATAAATAATATACCCATTCAATGGATTCCAAAGATTGAAATATATTATCCAGATTTACCTCAATTTCCTATTATGTATATTCATTCCAAATTAGAAAAACAACGTCTGATAGCTTGCCCTGTTTCTGTTAACTATGAAATAGCAGATCATCTTTGCGATGCTTGTTTTACTATCCTTTGTAATTTGAATCCCAATGAGTCTGCTAAAGTGAAAAAGGTTATACAACAAGAACTTGAAGAAAGAATTGGAGCAAGCAAAAAAATAACCAAACAAACAATAATTGATTCTTGCAAAGGGAATGGTAATTACGAAACCCTTATGAGCGACTTATGGCAATATATAGAGATGTCTTATGGCACAAGCATTCCCTTTGGGAAGCTTTATGAAGAAATATATTCTATACCACGCTTTGTTTCTGCTTGGCAACCAAAAACTGGACGCCAAAGTGAAATGCGAATGCTTTATAATTTCATGAGTGCTTTTGGTGAAGAAGTTGTTTTCCCTAAACAATGGCAGCATCTAGAATATTATATAATTCCTACGTACGATGATGTTAGATATTCTAATTATACTGATTTTCCTACATTCGCTAAGTTGTATAAGAGTATTAAAAAAATATATGAATTAGAATTTACTAATACCTACTCTATAGAAAAAACAGTTTTTAAAGTAATGCCTAAAGCGTGGAAACAAAACAAGGATGATTTTATAAAAAATGTTAGTTCTAAATTATATACAGACGGAAATATAGACTCTGAGGACAAATTTTTTGTTGAGCAATTGGTAGATGCTTTTAATCGACATGCATGGAGAGCTGCATTTTTTATTAGTGCGTTCCTTAATATTGAAACTACAGATTATCGCACTTGGAGCAAAGACTTCTTTTTGTGTTTTTATGAAAATGGTTCTAAGTTAAAAGGTTATTCCGAGAAAGTTATAGCTTGTTTTTTGCAACAAGGTTTTGGAAAAGAAGAAATAATTCCTATAGATACGTGGATTGAAACTTTTTATCGTTTTCCTCTAGGTATTGATAGTAGAACCACTTTTTACAAACAATTTGATGGTTTAGGTAAAATAGAACGTGTGATATGGTTAGCCAGTCAATCAAACAAAACAAATATGAAAAACTTTTTTGATATCTTGTGGTGTCAAAGATATGGTGTGATTGGAAACTCCGAACTAAGAGGTGTTAATCCCCTTGCATGCTGCTGTTGCAAACTAAATTTAACCTGCGTAGGACTAAATCAAATATTAAATAAAAAGGTATTAGTCTCTAATACCTTAACACCCGAAGAATTTGACAATATTCCCCATACTATAGAATCTCAAATAGATTTTATTTGCTTATTGGAAGATGATATTCCTAAAAAAGCATACACAAAAATGCCCAAGGGCTGGGTTTTAGTGGATGAATTCAGTGGATACATTATGACCGAAAAAAATAAAATTTCAGCTGAAAATATTAAAGATCAAGTTATTACTGTTTCTGATTTTATTTACAAAAAATAAAATGATATCTTCTATCATTAAAAATACAAATAACTATTAATAATTTTAATCAAAGGAGGAAAATATTATGTCATTGTTATTTAACTGCAACAAAGTGGCATTTAAATTTTTATCTAGTGTAGAAATAGATAATTATGGTAGTAATCAGCATGAACTTCATGGTTCAAGAGCATTTAAAGACCTTTTCGGTTTTACTAAAAAGTATTTAAATGGAACTATATATTATATTGCTAATGGAGGAAGTATACAATCATTTAGTACTTCATTAACATGGTATGATGCTAGGGAATTCGCCAATAATGATCGTTCAGAATTTAGGTTTTACTATACACACGAAATAAGTGCCTTTTCCCCTCAAATAGGAGATATATTACTAATTAGCCAAGATATAAATTACAATGTAATAATCGTGTTAATTAATGATTCTGTAATCAAAAGTTCAATTTTACAGAATTTAAATAGATTTACTTCATACGAATATACTAATGGGTCTTCGTACTCTGCCGATTTAAAAAATGTTCCTTTTTTGATGAATATAATTTAA